TGCAAATCGTGCGTTCACTCGTACATTTGTTCTCAACGATCAAGTTGAAGTTAAGAATGCTGAACTGTTGAACGGTATGCTTAAAGTATTCTTGGAAAGGATTATTCCTGAACACAAGAAGCCTAAGTCTATTCCAATCAACGAAAAGACTCCCACTTCAAAAGAGTTCCTAGCGGAGGATAAATGAGTTCTGTAACCATTGACGAATTTTGGTCATGGGTCAAGAAAACATTTACTCCACAATACAGGAAAGAGATCGAGGACTACTTAGCAGAGTCCAAAGATCAATATGATGTTGAAAGACGTATCACACTTTTGCAACGCAGAGGTATGATTTAACTGAACGAGGGGACTTCGCGTCCCCTCTTAATTAAGGAATCATAATGACAATCGGAGTAATTAAATTAATCACTGGTGAAGAGATTATCGGTGAGATTGAGATTCAACCAACCTTTGTTACACTTACAAACGTTGGTGTTGTTCAACTAGTACCTACCCAAACTGGGGTTGGTATGTCCCTGTATCCTTTTGCTCCTTATGCAGACGAGAGCAAGTTCTCATTCAAGAATGAGCATATCATCACATCTTTTGAACCATCTATAGACCTTCGAAACAACTATAACAAGATGTTTGGCTCTGGCATTCAGATTGCTTCTGCAGGATCGTTGAAGTAATATTATTTTTGCTGTATAATGGTTGTTTTAAGTGAGGCTACATGCGTTTCTATACTAATGTCTTTGTCGCTGGTGATAATGTTTATACGAGTGGGTATAACAATGGTCAACGCTTTGAGTTGAAAGCACCCTATCAGCCATACCTATTTGTCAACTCAAACAAACCAACAAAATATAAGACTCTGGAAGGGAAGCATGTATCCCGTAAGGACTTTGAGAGTGTTAAGTCAGCTAAGGAGTTTATTAAAACCTATGCAGATGTTGATGGTTTTGAAATCCATGGATCCAACCTCTTTACATATCAAGCAATCTATGATTTCTATCAAGGTGAGGTGAACTACGATGTTGATCAGATATCTGTTGTATCACTTGATATCGAAACATCAACACACGGTGGCTTCCCTGACCATAAGTCGGCTGATAAGGAAATCATCACACTCTCTATCCGTAAGAAGGGTAAAGTAGTAGTACTTGGTACTAGACCTTATACTCCAAAGTCAGAAGATGTCTCTTACTTCCAATGTAGGAATGAGGTTGATCTTCTAACTAAGTTCCTTATGATATGGAACTCTTCTAAATGGAAACCGGATGTAGTCACTGGCTGGAATATTGAGTACTTCGACATACCTTATCTGTATCGTCGAATCACAAACGTACTTGGTAAGAAAGAAGCAGATAAGCTATCACCATGGGGAATGGTATGGGAGCGCGCTGTTGGTGGTGATAGTAATCTTGTTGTGTATGAGTTGAACGGCATTGCTGTTCTTGATTACTTAGCACTCTATAAGAAGTTTTCATATACTCCACAAGAATCATATAAGCTAGATCATATTGCAGAGTATGAGCTTGGTGAGAAGAAGCTAGACTATTCTGAGTATGAGACTATGCATGATTTCTATATGCAGAACTTTGAAAAGTTTGTAGACTATAATATCCATGACGTTGTTCTTGTTGATAAGCTAGAAGAGAAGTTGAAGTTCATCGAGCAAGTATTTGCCATTGCTTATGATGCTAAAGTAAATTATGCTGATACATTCACCACTGTTCGTATCTGGGACATCATTATTACCAACTACTTAATGGATCGTGGTATCATTGTACCTAACGTTGAGAGACCTGAGTTAGAACATCGTAGTGCTGTTGATAAAGAACTTGGTCCTATCGTCGGAGCTTATGTTAAGGATCCACAGGTTGGGTTACATGATTGGGTTTGCTCGTTCGACTTGAACTCTTTATATCCGCATTTGATCATGCAGTACAATATCAGTCCTGATACCTTCGTAGCTATGAAGGAAGATATTACAATCGAGCGAATGCTTGATCGTGGAATGGGTGATGAGCTGCAACAAAAGCTGAAAGAGAATAACTGCACGATTACTCCTAACGGTGCTATCTTTTCTAAAGAGAGTGTTGGTTTCTTAGCAGAGCTGATGGAAACAATGTATAATGATCGTTCTGCATGGAAGAAGAGAATGATAGAAGCAAAGAAGTTATACGAGAAGGGTCCAACACGTGAGCTAGAGAATGAGATTGCACGTTGTAACAATATGCAGATGGCAAAGAAGATTCAATTGAATTCTGCTTATGGTGCTCTTGGTAATGTATACTTTAGATGGTATCAACGTGATCTTGCAGAAGCTATTACGATGTCTGGCCAGCTATCCATTCGTTGGATGGAAAAGAATATCAATCAGTACTTGAATAAACTATTCAAAACGGATGATGAAGATTATGTAATAGCTTGTGATACAGACTCAATGTATATCCGACTTGATAGATTAGTAAAGACTACTTTTGAAGATACCACTGACCATCAAAAGATTGTCAAGTTCTTGGATGATGTATGTGAAAAGAAACTGCAACCATTTATCGATAAGACGTTTAGTGATTTAGCAGACTACATGCTCGTAATGAAGCAGAAGATGATCATGAAGCGTGAAGCGATTGCTAACAAAGGAATATGGACAGGTAAGAAGCATTACATTCTTAACGTGTACAATAACGAAGGTGTCGCTTATGCTCAGCCTAAGTTAAAGATGCAAGGTATTGAAGCTGTCAGGTCATCTACCCCATCTATCTGTAGAAAGTACTTCAAGAAGGCTCTCGATGTAATCATGAATCAAGATGAACCAGCTATGAAGAAGTTCGTTAAAGATTTTAAACAAGAGTACATGCTCTTACCTTTTGAAGATATTGCGTTCCCAAGATCTGTAAGAGATATGAAGAAGTGGCAAGACCCTGCTTCAATATACAAGAAGTCTACACCAATCCATGTGAAGGGTTCTCTGATATACAATAACCTGTTGAGGGAACGTAATTTAGATAATAAATATCAGGTCATAAGAGATGGCGACAAAATCAAGTTTGCATATCTAAAAACACCAAACCCAGCAAGAGATACAGTTATCTCTTGTGCATCAGCAATTCCCAGAGAGTTTGAGATAGAACCTCACATTGACTACGACATCCAATTCGAAAAGTCGTTCCTGGATCCAATCAAAGGTATCCTTGATGTCATTGGCTGGGACATAAGCGAAAACCGTAGAGCAACACTAGAACAATTCTTTGGATAGGACTACCATGGCTAAAATTAGTATAGAGTTAGATGATAGTAATGATTTCGGCTTTTCAGCTGTAAGTGAAGATGAACTGAGATCAATGGAGCGTCAGCTCCAACAACAAGTTCAACAGAAGGAAGAAGAATTATCGTTGACTTCCAAAGAATATAAAGATAAACTGGAGGCTCTTTATAAACTAATTATGCCTCTGTTAATGAATCTACAGAAAGATGATAGTAAGGAATACATCTACTGGCCAGATAGGACTAAGAAGATGACCACATTCATTGCAAAGGTAAACAAAATAGTCGAAAATGATTAATTACCTAGCCCTACTGGTTGCTGTTGGTTTATCCTCTGTAGCCGCCTACTTTTCCATACTTGGCCTAACAGCCATCTTTGCTGCATCCTTTTGGCCTGTTGTTGTAATGGGTTCAATGTTGGAAGCAGCAAAGGTGATCGCTACATCTTGGACATATCGAAACTGGAAAGCTGCTCCAGCCGTTATCAGATACTATCTTGTTGCATCGATTGTAATACTGATGATCATTACATCAATGGGAACTTTTGGATATCTATCAAAGGCACACTTAGAGCAAGCAGCATCAGTAAGTGATGTATCTGCTAAGCTAGGTATCTACGAAGAGAAGATAAAGGCCTTAAATGAAAACATCGAAGCCAATCGTACACTTCTTAAACAGTTTGACCAGGCGGTTGAGCAGGTCATGGCACGGACAGATGACTCGAAGGGTGCGGAGAGAGCGGTTGCGATCAGACGTTCTCAACAGAAGGAACGTAGCAGAATCATGGAAGAGATTTCGACTTTACAAGAGCAAGTCGGGAAGCTTAACGTTGAGAAAGCTCCACTGGTATCACAAGTCAAGAACGTCGAGAAAGAGGTCGGTCCTATTAAGTATATCGCCGAACTATTTGTTGATAGGGCTGATGATTCGTTTCTGGAGAAAACGGTACGGTGGGTGATTATTATTATCGTCACAGTATTCGATCCGCTAGCAGTGTTGTTATTGATTGCTGCCAATAATGGATTGATTAGACAGAAGCGTATCAATAAGATGAACAATACACGAAGATATAATCTTGAACATGGTGTTGATAAAGCTGCAGAAATACGTCATAAGAAGTTACAAGAGTTGACTGGAAAGATTAACCGTAGTAAGGTAACGATTGATAAGAATCAAATAAGGAAGATAACATGAGTTTCTTTAGTAGTATGTTAGGAGATGGTGAAGGTGAGATTAGTAGTAAACGAACTATCACGTTCCTTGCATTTATTTTATGCTGTATAGCATTCATTGCTAATCTAGGATGGGGACTGAAGATTGATCAGTTTCTATACGATACGATGGTTTACATTGTGATTGGTGGATTGGGTTTTACAGCCTCAGAGCGTTTTGCACCTAAGAGTAAAGGATAAAGTATGAGTTTTTTGAAAAGTTTAATTAAGGAGATTGGTGATGAGGACACTTATTTGGCCAGTGACGGCGGTGGTAGTGCTGAGTACTCTGGTTGTATTGATACTGGCAGCTATATTCTCAACGCTCTTC